AAAGTCAGTTTCTGGAATAACAAGACTAAATCTGATGTTGTACGTTGCATCTGGGACTGGCCAAAAGTTGACCTTCATGTCGCCATTGTTATCGATTGGGCCATAGGTGTAATTAAATGGACTAGATTGCTGTGGATTTGTTGTAGAGTAATAGTACAAATCCAATTGCTGATGCGTGATCGGTTCTAGAGGATATTGGCGCGACGTATTGATGACGTCCATTGTTTTAAAACGAACGCCAGAACCAACCATTTGATACCCTGAATATTGTCCAGCAGTGGTTGACACTGTGATGGACGTATTGAAAGCATCCCAGTCATAAGAATCTGCGACTTGGCGCTTGGTGTCATTTACAAATTTACCCACCAATGCCGATAAGGTATTTTCAGAGACAGACGAAACAGTAGGTTCTCTGAGTCGAACCATGACGTCGTTGACAATTGATAGGTAAGTCGGTAAAGCCATTATTTCCTCATTTCATCTTTGCAGAATCATTTGAGGTTTTTGCCTTATTCGACTGAATAAGAAACCTTACTTGCTGCCAATTATATTGAATTAGTAGCCTGATTTCATCTTTTTCTTTGGCATCTTGGCCTCAGACATTGCAATCGCAACGGCCTGGCGTCTTGATGTCACTTCTGGGCCTTTCTTCGAGCCAGAGTGCAATTTTCCTGATTTGTACTCGGCCATTACTTTGCCAATTTTTGCGGTTTGTTTCTTGGTCGCCATGATAAAGTCCTTACTTTAAGAATCTGAGTTGATAAAGAGTATTCTGATAAAGCGCCACAACTTCATCGATCTTGTTGTGCAGCGCCGTCTCAGTCCTTGGCACAATGGCTTGACGATTGTCTTCAATCCATTGCATTTGCATCTCTAGGACATCAGCAATCGTGCCCTTGCTTTCATTGGTGCTCAAAGGTATCTCCAAAGCCTCATTAAAGCGTCCTTGGTACTGTTGAGCATAATCATCGGCCAATGGGATGATGTTTTCATAGAAATTGTTCAAGGTGTTGTGTTCGGCAAAAGATCGAGTCTTTAGGTGAACAATGTGAGCAATGTCTCGCGCTAAGAATAGCATTGAGACAAATTGACCTGAAACCGCCTTAGTCATAATTCATTCCTTAGTAATTGGGCCACCGATGAGCCAGGCGTCGCAAGTACGACCAGCTGCGCATTTAAAGTGAAAGAGTTCGCAATATCCTAGATCAGCACCGGCAATGACTCGATCCTCGTAAGCCAATTCGTTATTTGCCTCTGAGTCGCCCTCGATGCCTTTCTTGATGCACTCCATCATGCTTGGCGTCTGGATAAATGCAGAACAGTTTCCGCAACGCATCCTCTTGACTTCATCGGTCGGCGCGTTGTACATCTTGGCCTTCTTGAGCCAAAACACCTCATTGGGTTCGTCTGGATTGGCTGGGCCATAACCGTATTCAGCAAATGCGTGATTGCGGTTTTTTAAGTTAATCTCTATGTCTTGCGTGGAGATCGGACAAACCTTACCAGAAAGAAGACCGTCTTTCATTAGCAATTCCAATTCTTTAGTGATGCCTTGGCGCGTAGTGCTGAGCCTTTGGCATTCGCAACAACCCCACCCATTCTTGCGCAAAAAGATGCTTTCCTAGCCTTGTCTTTTTCAGTCTTAGGATTTGGCGCTGGAGGTTTTAAATTAGTTCCGTTCTTAGCGTTATATTCAGCGCGACCCTTCGCCGTCATTCCAGCACCCTTTTCAGTCGGATTATAGGTTTTACCTTTTCCAACTGTTTTATGTTCAATAGACCTGTTTTCTTTTTTCATTTCTTTGCAGTCTTTGCAGATTGTTTAAATGCAGCAGCTGTTGGCGCACCCTTAGAGCCTGGCTTTCTCATGCGCTCCACTGGCTTACCTTCGGCTTTTTCTTTCCGAATACGTTCTTGTTTTTTGTGAATATTGGCATAAAGTCCAGATTTCATTTTAGTAACTTGCTTCCAACAAAACTGATTAAACCACCCATCGTTGACGCGATGGCCATACCCATCCAAAAACCGCCTTTAGACTGATTGGCCAATTCGAGCAAACACTTGACATCTTTACTGAGTTCTGTGACTTCATTTTGGAGCAATTCAACTTGCGCCTCAAGTCGGCCAAAGTCTCTAGCATCAATTTCTGACATAGCTCGCCTTTCTTCTGCCTGGCTTGATATTGGACATCGTTGGAATAAACATCGTGTCTGATCTGACTTCTTCCTCTTTTTTAAGAACTTCGGGTTCGTCAATGCGTACATATCCTTGGTGACCAACCATGGACGCAATGTCATGCGCCAAAGTGAACTCAACCGTATTGCCAGACTGTAAACACCTATAAACTGCCATTTGAAACCCTTAAAAAAGAGGGGAGGACGAATCCTCCCGCTCTATCAGATCAAGCGACCAATCAAAATTTTGATAGTAGCTGACGCCAAGTCAACTGTACTACCAGATTCGTTTTGGATGCGTACAGTCACAACGTCCGCAGCTGAAACATAAGCAGTGACGCTCATGCCAACCAAAGATACTGCAACTGCTACTGCAATGACCATATCTCCCAAAACAACGCCAGGTACAGCGACGGTATCTGACTCACCAGCTCCGTCAACCAAAGAACCAGCGTCTAGCGTCGCAGTCACTGACCACGTATCGGAGATCACTCCACGAAACGCATCATTGCCTTGACGCACATTTACTGCTGTTGCTGCTGCCATAGTATTAACTCCTTAGTCGTTAATTAGGATGGTACAGCCAAAGCAATCGCGCCGTAGTCACGCAACTCAGTCACGCCATACAGTGTGTCAGCAGTGAACAATGTACCGAGGTACTCTTGTTTGTACTGAGTCTGTGAACGTACACCCATTTGCTCAACCAAAACAAACGCATCTCTGTGACCCATCAAGCATACGCGACCAGTCGCTGTGCCAGATGGAGAGTCGGTTCCAAATGCTGCTGTTGCAGATGTGGAGTCGGCGTTGCTAGACACAAACACTGGGATGCCGTACAAGTTACCAATTTCACCATTGCGGATGGTATTGGCGCCACCACCTTCACCAACGAATGCTTGCTCTGTATAACGAGCCAGACCCATTAAGGTGTTGCGTGATGATGGAGGGATAACGAAGAAACGACCGTCCATTGGAATGTCGCTGTCGTCCAAGCGCTGAATCGTTCTACGGATTGCAGCGTCTGTCAAAGCAGCAGCATTGCCAGTGTTGGTGTTGGCACTGTAGTCATAAGCAGTTGTACCGTCAGAGCCAATGTAGGCTGCGGTATAACGTGCTGATGCAGCTGTTCCACCATTGGCGCCACGACCCAACTGAATCAAATCAGTGTCGATCTGTTTAGCCAATGAATAACCAGCGTCGTCAGTGTAGAAAGAGCGCAAAGATGTCAATGCCTGAGCCTCAACAATATCCTCGATCAAACGTGAATACTCGAAATGCCTAGTGATTGACACTGTTTTCTCAGTCTCAGTTGCAGCTTGCAATGTGACTTGAGTAGATGCAGCCTTTAATGCCGCAGTGCCACGTGTAGGCACTGGGATGTGAATAGTGTCGCCTTTTTTGCCTTTGAAGTTCATCTTCTTGACTATGTTGGCGACAACTAAGCTCTTTTTGTACGCGGCTGCAATTTCATCTGACCAAATTGCTGGGATGAATGTCGCGGCCGTCGTCCGCGTTACGTGATTTGTTCCTAAACCCATGATGTTTACTCCAAAAAAGTTAAGTTATTTTACTCGACCCTCTGCGTATGCTGTCATTATCTCATCAGACAATGCCTCATATCGCGCTGGGTCGTTCATTTTCAATCGAATAAGGTCAGCCCGTCTGTAGACTTTCCTTGAGCTTTCGCCAGTTCCCCCGCTATCAACCATTGCGCTGTTCAAATTCTGCTTACGAGTAGATTCTCCATCTTGCTCGGTCTGCCTCATTTTGACGCCACGCAACTGTTTAAACGTAGAGATCAATTCATTGGCGCTATCGTAATCAAAATCAGCATTCGCCTTGGTATATAGACCAATTCGCACGTTGCTAGACTTGACCCAGTCAATGAACTCTACATCATTCACGACTTGTTTATAGTCTGGATGATCTTGATTCAATTGGTTCTGAATCTGCATCTTCTTGAACTCTATGGCTGCATTTCTGCCCGCCAAGACATCAGGATGATTATCGACAGTCCTTTGCATTGCTCTCTTTGGGTCTTCAAAGAAATCAACTTCAGGTTCAACCTCTATAGTCTGCTGTTTCCCGCCAACAAGATTATTCTTAATGAGTTCATCTGCAAGTTTTCTAACTTCGCCAACTTCTTGAGCTTGCTTACCGATCAGCTTTTCAGCCTCTTGGTGCATCTTAATGATGTCGTCCAACGATTTATCCCGATATTTATCAGGTATCGAATTCTGACTGTTGGCTTGCGCCTTACTTTCCTCGATGTCTACTTCACTTTGATTCTCGTCGTTGTCAATCAACATAACTTTACCTTTCCAGCCAATAACTTGGTTCTTGGACTAACACATGAATTCGGCACAATGGCTTATGAATTCGCTTTTTGCTCCGCTTTTAACTTGTCTAAATGGCTTTTCTCGAACCGATTGGCTGCGCCAGGGAACGATCCAGACCATCCTTCCAACTTAATTGCTGGAGTGCTTAACACGCGATGAGCTGTCTCACCGCAATCGCATGGGACTGATTTCGACTCATAATCGGTCAGCTTGTCCATACGGTGTCCGCTTGCGCAGACAAATTCAAACATTCTTCTCATTTAATTCCTCATACGATCTTTCGCTGACTTCTTTCAAGTTTTTCAGCCAAGTTAGTATTGAAAGCTCACCTTTTTTAAATTGTAAGTCTTTCTCATCTGGAATCACACTAATATTATTGAGAGAATTGATCATAATGTCAATGTCCTCCATGAGGTCGATCCAGCCTGGCGTCGCCATGGTGCTGAACCTCTCCTCATAATAGTGCTGTAATTCCTTGTCCATTTATGCGCCCCAAGGCATTCCACTAGCCTGTGTAGGATTCTTTAACAAATCAATTTGGGTTTGCAGACTTGCTTCTACTGTATCTTTGCCCAATGATGTTTGAACCCATCCAACGACCTGTGCTTGTGTTAAATCAGCATAAGGCGTGTATGTATCGCTATCTTGTGTGTAAGAAGTAGTGCCGTATGTAGAGGCTTGGTATTCACCATCTACTGCGTTTACTCTGTAGTGGACTGTTACAACAAATCCATCAGATGTTAATCTGTCCATTTGGGCAATTTGCCAATTAAATGTAGTCATTATTTATTTTCCAATGCGCTGATACGTTCTGTTAGTGATGTAATTGTTGTGTTTTGTTCTTGGATTGACTTGATAAGCATTGGCACAAACACGCTGTATTTAACTGCTTTTGTTGTTGTACCTAAATCATTTCCATCTTTATCACGGTCTTGTGATTCATCAATCATTGCAGGAAATACAGTTTCCAATTCTTGTGCAATAACACCAATTTGTTTATGAGTTGGGTCTGATTTTAAATTGTAATGACGTACTTTAACTTGCATTAAATCAGCAAGTTTTGGCGTGGCATCAACAATATTTTCTTTTAATTTAACATCAGAAATAGAGCCATAACTATTGTTTGTATTAGTAACATTTCCAGAATCAGCAATACGGAATTTATACGTACCAGTAGCATTTTGGTAATAACTAAAAACATAAAATGTATTGTTTGTAGTATTTGAATTTGCATCAACATAAAGAATAGCGTTAGTGGTTAAAGAACCATTGCTATTTCTAAGAGACAAAGTATTGGCATTTAAACTATTATTAAATTCATGGAAAGTTCCTGCTGAGTCAATATAAGTTCCAGTATTACTTGCTTTGAAATAACCAGTAGATGTTAAGCGCATTGCTTCTGCTGGATTTGCACTATACGCTTTAGTAAAAAATCTCATCAAAGTAGATGAAACATCTGAAACGCTTGCAACTATATCAGCATATCTAACATAGGGATTCCCTGAAACTGCATAATATTGGTTAAGAATTAAACCGTCTCCATCGCTTGTAGAATATGTTCTTATTTGTGGAGAGCTATCATTAGAGTAAACTTGTAATTGATTTGTAGAAGTAGATGCTACATTAACATTTATTGCAGAAATAGGGCTAGTAGTACCTACACCTAATGCGCCACCGCTTGTAAGGCGCATTTTTTCTGCGCCACCAGGTTCCCACACAAAAGTTCCATCACGTTGAATTTGAACTTGTACTGTGTTTAATGTGTCATTGTTTGTGCTAGAGGAAAGAATTACAAAGTCGCCAGCATTGATATATGTGCTTGCAATACCCCACGACCTTGCATTAACACTCGCACCAGTAAGCCACTTTAATATAGAACCTCCAGTTCCAGAAGTACCAAGACTTAAATTTGTTCCATCAAAAGTTAAATTAGCACTACCCGCCAAAGCGCCTGAACTATTGTATTGGACTTGAGTAGTAGAACCCCCAGCACCCGCACTAACGCTTGACCAAGTCCCGTCCCCACGCAAATAAGTTGAACTAGATGGTGTTCCTGTTACAGCGCCTGATAGAGCAGTGACGCTAGACATCAAAGTACCGCTGGTTGGTAATGTGACCGCAGTTGTTGCCGTTGTTGTGACCGTAGTATTGAACGCACCGCTGGTCGTTAAGTTACCGCCCAATGTAATTGTTTTAGAGCCGTTGTTGACGCCAGTACCGCCATATGTTCCAGTAATGATTGTCCCATTCCAAACACCAGTGGCAATCGTGCCAATAGATGTAAGGCTTGAAAGTGTGGTGACCGCCGTGTTGACCAAAGTTCCTGATGTAGGCAAAGTGACCGCAGTTGTCCCAGTTACTGTGAATGTTGTTCCAAAGTTACCGCTGATCGTGATCGTGCTTGCAGAATTGTTTGCAACACCAGTACCGCCACGGTTTGCAGCCACTGCAACACCATTCCAAGTTGCACTTGTAATCGAACCCGCGTAATCAAATGTATTGGTTGACCAAGTTACATTTGATGGCGCTTGCACGTGAACGTCCCAAGACCCAGCCGTTGTTGCGTTGGACAGTAAGGTAATTTCTACAAAACCGCCAGCCTGAACCGTTGCAATCGTTGTGCTTGCGTTGTTGGTGACCGTGATTGCGCCAGAACTTTGATTATTATTAAACGAAAATACTGCGCCGTTTGCCAAAGTTGTGCCACTTGGCAATTGGTATGTCTGGCCACCAGAACCCGTCACTGTATATCTAGTCGATGAGCTGACCGTCAGAGTGGTTGTTGTCCCAGCTGCTGCAACATTTGTGAATGTGCTTAAAAACGAATTCGCTGAGACGTTTTGGCTTGAATCTCTCAAAACAACTGAAGTGGCGCCACTTGTGGGATAACTTGTTCCCCATGCGCTACCCGTTGACAGTGGGATACCCGCGCCTGGATAAACCATACTTCCACCACCGCCAGAAACCGTACCCCATGACGTATTGGTTCCATCTGTC